TGGATGAAATGGCTGATATGCCAGAAAGTTTATTTCCAGAAGTTTTAAGACCAGCTTTGTCTGATCGTAAAGGCTGGGCCTTTTTTATTGGAACGCCTAGAGGTCATAATGCTTTTTTTGATTTATATGAAGCTGCGCAGAATAGTGATGATTGGTTTACCCAGGTTTACAAGGCTAGTGAAACTGAGATAGTTGATAAAGAAGAATTGGTTGCGGCCAAGCAGATGATGACCGAGGACCAGTATGAGCAAGAGTTTGAATGTTCTTGGGTTGCTAATGTGCCAGGAGCTATTTTTGGAAAAGAGCTACAAGCCGCCCAGGAAAGTGGGCGCATAGGGAATGTTCCCTATGACCAGGCGCACAAAGTAGATACCTGGTGGGATCTTGGTATAGGTGATAGTACAGCTATTTGGTTTACTCAAAATGTTGGTAGGGCCATTCATGTTATAGATTTTTACGAAGCTCGTAATGAGGGATTACCACACTATGCGAAGATACTTACGAATAAAGGCTATCATTATGGAAGTCAGAATGCGCCGCATGATATTGAAGTTAGAGAGCTTGGCTCTGGTAAAAGCCGCCGAGAGATCGCATACGATTTGGGGATTAATTTTAGGGTTGTTCCGAAGCTGCCAGTTGAAGATGGCATACACGCTGCGCAACTTATTCTCAGCCGTTGTTGGTTTGACCAAGTAAATTGCAAGGCTGGTCTTGAAGCTTTGCGCCAGTATCATCGTGCTTATAATGATAGGTTAAGAACTTTTAGGAATAGTCCAGTACATGATTGGGCCAGCCATGCAGCTGATGCCTGGAGATACTTTGCGGTAGGTGTAAAAGAAAACCGAGGTTTTGATAGACCGCCGCAAGCTATAGCAGATAGTAATTATAATCCATTGGGAGTAGCAATATAATGGGATTTTTAAATCCAAAAGTGCCAGCGCCGCCGCCAGTAGAGCCGCCACCGCCAGCACCGCCTATGGATGTTGTGCCAGATAGTGTGGTTACATCCGTTGATGAAGTACAAGATAAAAGAAAGCGAGCTAATAGAGTTAGCAGACAATCCACCATTTTAACTGGATCGCAAGGTTTGTTAACTGAAGCACCAATAGAATATAAATCATTGTTAGGTAAAAACTGATGGGCGCAGAAACAAGCGATCCTGGCGGTCAAGATACGATTGACCAGGCAGAAGAAGAAAACGCTATAGCTGGAATGACAGATGCACAAAGCCAGGCGCAAATGTCCGAATCTGGTTTGTCTATGGGATTTGGTGATTTTGCTGGCAGTACAGCTTTATCAAATCAACAAAGTGATAGCATAACTGGTAGTAATCTAACTGATGCCTTAGTTCCTGGTATTGGAACTTTATCATTAATTAGTTCGATAAGCGCACAACAAACACAAGCAAGCTTGCAGCAAGGCGCTAGTCCAGTTTATGGATCCAGCGGTAATGTTGTTGGTACTCTAGGATCTGGATTGTTTGGTGGTAAAGTTTATACTGGTGCGCCAGAGGGTGATCCTAATCCTCCTACTGGTAGTGATGATAATAACCAGCCAGTTAAAAAAAGAACTTTAGCTGGTAGGCCAGGTGCAGCTGTTAAAGGTGTATCGAATACAACAGCCAGAAGAATAACGCCGAGTGCAGCGGTAAGAGGTGCATCACTTGCACCAAAACTTTATGCCATGTCCAGTAGAGGTAGAGGGCGAGGGATAAAGACATCGCCGCAAGGCATCCTGGGATCTGCGCCAGTACAAAGAAAAACATTATTAGGAAGTTAGTATGAGTAAAAAACTAGCGGATGAACTTGTCAAAAGGTTTGCATCTTTAGAAAACCAAAGGGCAACCTGGGAAACTCACTGGCAAGAAGTAGCCGATTACGTTGTGCCAAGAAAAGCTGATATAAACAAAGTTCGTTCTCCAGGTGATAAGAGATCAGAACTTATTATGGATGGCACAGCTGGCCTGGCTGCTGAATTACTTGCAGCTAGTTTGCATGGAATGTTAACCAATATGTCTACTAAATGGTTTTCATTACAGTATCGCAATGATGATCTAAATATGAATGACGAAGCTAGAGAATGGCTTGGTGATGTTGAGCGTGTTATGTATGCTGCTTTTGCCAGGTCAAACTTTAATGAACAAATACACGAACTTTACCACGATCTAATTACTTTTGGTACTGGCGTTATGTTCGTTGAAGATGATGATGAGTTTCAGTTAGGATTTTCAACCAGGCATATTTCTGAATGTTATGTAACAGAAAATGATAAAGGCCGTGTAGATACAGTCTATAGAAAATTTAAAATGCCGTTGCGAGCTGTTATCCAGCGGTTTGGTGCAGATAAATTATCAGCAAAAATGCTGAAGATGTCAGAAGAAAAACCATATGAAATGATGACGTTGCTACACGCCGTCTATACCAGGGATGAAAGAGATATAACTAGAGTTGATTCTGGTAATAAACCAGTAGCTTCAGTTTATTTAGATCCAGAAGATAAGACAATTTTATCAGAAAGTGGTTTTGACGAGTTTTGTTATTGTGTTCCTAGATTTCTAAAAGCAAGTTTTGAAATAGGTTATGGCCGATCACCAGCTATGACCGCTCTGGCAGATATTAAGATGCTTAATAAAATGTCAGAAGTAACGATTAGGGCCGCCCAAAAACAAGTTGATCCTCCACTTCTTGTTCCAGATGATGGTTTTATACTCCCCATAAGAACTGTACCTGGCGGCCTTAATTTTTATAGGTCTGGTACAAGGGATAGATTAGAGCCGCTAAACATAGGTGCAAATAATCCTATTGGTTTAAACATGGAAGAACAGCGCAGAAAAGCAATTCAATCAGCTTTTTATGTTGACCAGTTAATCCTGGGCCAAGGACCGCAGATGACAGCAACCGAGGTTGTGCAGCGTACTGAAGAAAAGATGAGATTGTTAGGGCCAGTATTAGGAAGATTGCAAGCTGAGTTATTACAACCATTAATAACCAGGAGTTATAATATTTTAGCCAGGAAAAATTTATTTAAGGTTGCGCCAGATATTATCCAGGGCCAAGACTTTGATATTGAGTATGTATCACCGCTAGCAAAAGCGCAAAGAGCTGGCGATGTACAAAGCTCGTTACAGTTTATTGAATTAATGCAGCCGTTGGCCCAGGTAGATCCTGGCGTAATTGATTATATTGATGCAGATAACCTGGTTAAACATTTAATAAATGCTTTATCAGTTCCAGCAAAAGCAGTTCGAGGTGATGCAGATGTAAGCGAGATCCGAGAACAACGCCAGGCGCAACAAGCACAACAAGCACAATTAGACCAGGCGCAGCAAGTCGCTGAATCAGCTGGTGCAGCAGCGCCATTACTCAAGGCAACACAATGAGCATTGATGAGCTAAGAGCTGCTTATAAAGTTTTATTTAACAGTAAAGACGGCGAAACAATCTTAAAAGATTTAGAAGCCAGGTATCATATTAATGGATCTACATTCTCACCAGATTCAACCGAAACAGCCTACAGAGAGGGCCAGCGAACTGTAGTCTTATTTATAAAAGCAATGCTGGCTGAACAACAAAAAAGAGAGGACATAGTAGAAACATGAGTGAAGAAGCCCAGGTAGCGGAAGCTCCAGCCGTTGAAGATGCTGGACAAGCTCCGTCTGCGCAGCCAGCCGCATTTGATTGGCGCTCAGAAATCCCAGAAGAAATAAAAGATCATAAATCTTTAGAAACAATCCAGGATGTTCCAGGATTAATTAAAGGTTTTGTTCATGCACAATCTATGATTGGTGCAGATAAACTAGCTATACCAGGTAAACACGCTACCGATGATGATTGGAACGCTGTATATGGAAAACTTGGTAGGCCAATGGATGCAAAAGATTATAACCTGGCTGCAACAATACCAGATGACCAGGTGAAAAATGAAGAAATGTTAACCTGGTTTCAAAATACAGCTCACGAAGCTGGATTATCACCACGCCAGGCAACATTAATATTAAATAAATTTAATGAACAAACCAATAATCAGCTAAATACTGAGCAAATAAACGTACAAGCTGAGGTACAAAAAGCATCGCAAGAGCTGCAAAGGGAATATGGACCAGCTTTTGAAGATAGAATGAAAGTCGGCAATGGTGTTTTAACTCAATTTGGTAACAATGAGATTGCAGAAATACAGCTTGCTGATGGTAGGCGGCTTGGCGATCATCCAGATGTTATTAGAATGATTGTAAATGTTGGTGAGTTTATAACTAACAAGGTTGGTGAGGATAGTTTAGAGGGTGTTAAGACCAGCAATGCTATTGGACCACAAGAAATAAACAGTAAAATTACTGAAATGACTGCACAAGATACACCTTACTGGGATGCAAAACATCCTCAGCATACATTTTATGTAGATGAAGTTATGAAATATAGGGAGATGTTAAGTGCTTGAGAAAGAATTTAGATTAGAAGTTTTAAGAATGGTGCTGGAAACTGGATCTGGAAGAATAATAGATGATCCAATGGAAAGAGCTAATAAGTATTTAGCTTGGTGTAATGAGGGAGATAAGCCTAATGGTCCTCCAAAAGATAAGCCAACTAAGATAGTCGAGATAAGCAAAGGCCCTCGCAAAACCAAATAACCTTACGTCTGGATCCCCAGGTAGCGTTTTAATTTTAATTATGAACTAAGGAGAACAGTAATGAGTTCACAAATCACTACTGCTTTCGTCAATCAGTTCAGTTCCAACGTACAGTTATTATCGCAGCAAAGAGGTTCTTTGCTCCGTGGTTCTGTATCTGAGGAATCTGTAACTGGTGAGAAAGCCTTTTTTGACCAGGTAGGTGCAACCGCTGCGGTCAAAAGAACATCAAGGCATCAAGATACTCAGATCCTTGACACACCCCATTCAAGAAGAATGGTAACAATGGATTCTTATGAGTGGGCCGATCTAATTGACGATGCCGACAAAATAAGAATGTTGATTGATCCTACATCTACTTATGCTCAAGCAGCTGCTTCAGCTATGGGTAGAGCTATGGATGATGCAATTATTACTGCTGCAACTGGTACAGCCAAAACTGGATCCAGCGGAAGCTCAGATACATCTATGTTGTCTGGTAATATTATTGCTCATGGATCAGCCGATCTAACAATAGCTAAGCTTATAAGCGCAAAGAAAATTTTGGATGAGGGTTCTGTTGATCCGTCTATTCCAAGATATATTGCCGTAGCTCCAGCTCAAGTAGAAGCTTTACTTGGTACTACACAGATCACATCAAGCGATTTTAATACTGTGAAAGCGCTTGTTGCTGGTGAAGTAGATACATTTATGGGTTTTAAATTCATAATGTCTACCAGGTTAGCGGTAGCTTCCAATATCAGAACTTGCTTTGCCTGGGCTGAAGATGGAGTAAAGCTTGCTGTTGGCAAAGACGTAATGGCGAAGATTGATGAGAGAGCAGATAAGTCCTACTCAACTCAAGTCTTTTATTGTTCAACATTTGGTGCAACACGAATGGAAGAAGCTAAAGTGGTTTCTGTCCTTTGTGATGAATCAGCTTAATTGGGAGATAGAAAATGACTACATTAAATTCTGATCTCGTAGGCAATTTTGAAGCTACATACACAATGAGTGATGCTGGTTTGTTAACTGGTACAACTAGGATTGCTCAAGGCACTATCGAACTAGCAGCTGGAGATAGCACAGACAATGATATTGTTATGCTAGCTCCTATACCAACTCACGCTAGAATAAGCTCATTAAAGATAGGTACTGATACTTTTGGCGGTAGCTGTACTTTTAATGTTGGCTTATATACCAGCGCTGGCGTTGTCAAAGACGAAGATTGCTTTGCAAGCTCCGTTGCTGATGCAGCTGCTATGACTGATGTAAGATTTGAAGCCGCAGATATTAATACTGCTGGTCAAGAGGTTTACACTATAGCTGGTGATTCCTCAGATCCAGGCGGTCATTACTATGTTGCAGTAACATTTAATGCAACTGGCGGTACTGCTGGTACAATGTCATTCATTATTGAATACGTTATAAACTAAACTTTGAGCAGCGCAGCAATGCGCTGCTTTTTTTATAGGAATTATTATGGCTTCAGTAGTAGATATATGTAACTCAGCTTTAAATCAGATAGGCGCATCAAATATAATTTCGCTTACTGAAGATAGTAAAGCTGCCAGGATATGTAACCAGCGTTATGAATTTGTAAGAGATGGCGTGTTTAGATCTCATCCCTGGAATAGTTTAATTACCAGGCAAACTTTAGCAGCTGATGCAAGCGCTCCAGGTTTTACTTATGCTAAGCAATTTACGCTACCTACTGATCCTTTTTGTTTGCGAGTATTAAAATTATCTGATCCAGAAATTAAGTTTGAATTAGAGGGCCGAAAAATTTTAAGTGATGAAAGTACACTTAATTTAGTTTTTGTCGGTAAGGTTACTGATCCAAATGAATACGATACTCTATTATTAGAAACTATTGTGGCTGCTCTTGCAGCTGATATAGCTTATCCATTATCTGGAAGTATTAGTTTATCTGCGCAACTAACAACATTGTATAGAGATAAATTAAAAGAAGCGAGGTTTGTCGATGCAACTGAGGGTAATACAACAAATACTGCTAGCATCCAGGATAGTGAAGTATTAGCAGCAAATACATTTATTAATGCGAGGTTGTAAATGGCTAAGGCTTCACCTCCATTTAATAATTTTACAGCTGGTGAATTATCGCCCAGGTTAGAGGGTAGAACTGATGTAAATAAATATTTTAATGGATGTAAAAAATTACAAAATTTTATCATACATCCTCATGGCGGTGCTAGTCGTAGACCAGGCACAAAGTATGTCAACACAGTTAAGGCAAGTGCAAACTTTACCAGGTTAATACCTTTTGAATTTAATGTTGAGCAATCATATATTTTAGAATTTGGAGATCAGTATTTTAGAATACATAAAGATGGTGGAACTGTTGTCGATGGTAGTTCAAATCCAATAGAGGTATCAACAGTTTATACAACCGCCCAGGTATCTGGGATTAAGTTTACACAAAGCGCAGATGTTATGTACCTGGTACATCCATCGCATCCAGTACAAAAAATAACCAGGACAAGCCATACCGCCTGGACAATCTCAGAAGTAAATTTTCTGAGAGGACCAATGCAAGATCCAAACATAACCGATATAACATTAACAGCCAATGGCCGAACTGGTAGCGTTACAGTAACCGCAAGCGCCAGTTTATTTGCATCAACTGATGTTGGAAGATTAATAAAACTACATGATGGTTTTGCAAAAATAACTGCATTTACAAATGCAACAACTGTTACAGCTGCGGTCCAGGAAAATGCTGAGGGCAGAACTGAGCTTATGCCGAGTTATAATGTTTCAACTATTGCATTTTTTGAGGGAGATCCAAGCGCAACTGGTCTTGAGCATAACGATAGAATAACAGATACAGCTGGCGGTTTTATTACTGAGGGTTTTAAAGTTGGTCAAAAGGTTACAATAACTGGTGCATCTACTAGCGGAAACAATAAATCTTCTGCATTAATTGTCCAGGTTACTGCTGATACAATGTTGTTTTCACCTAGCATAGATTTAGTAAATGAATCAGCTGGACAATCTGTAACATTGAACGGCGATATTGTTGCTGATAATAATTTTAGCCTGGGAGCGTTTAGCGCAACAACTGGTCATCCAGCAGCGGTTTCTTTTTTTGAACAGCGGCTTGTATTTGCAAATACATCATCACAACCACAAACTTTGTTTTTCTCAGTAGGTGGCAGCTTTGAAGATTTTGCAGATGGTATAGATGCAGATGATGCCTTGACATATACAATAGGATCTAACCAGGTAAATGTTATTAGGTATTTAACATCAAGTAGAGTTTTGATTGTAGGTACTAGCGGCGGTGAATTTGCAGTAAGTGCAAGTGGTGCAGCAGAGCCATTATCACCAACTAATGCGCAAATAAAACGCCAGGCTAACTATGGATCCGCAAATATACAGCCTATCCAGGTTGGTAATGTAACGATGTTTGTACAAAGAGCATCAAGAAAAGTTAGAGAGTTAGTTTATAATTTTGATTCAGATAGTTACCAGGCTCCAGATCTAACAGTATTAGCTGAGCATATAACTGATAGCGGTATTACTGAAATGGCATTTCAGCAAGAGCCAGATAATATTGTTTGGTGTGTTTTAACTGATGGCCGTTTTGTTGGCATGACATACAGACGAGAAGAAAATGTTGTCGGCTGGCATGAACATATAATTGGTGGATCATTTGGATCTGGTAATTCTGTTGTCGAAAGTGTTGCTGTTATACCTGGTGATTTAGATGAAGATAATGTTTACCTGGTTGTAAAAAGAACTATTAATGGTGCAACAGCTAGATATATAGAAACATTTTCTGCATTTGATTTTGGAACTGATATTGAAGATGCTTTTTTTGTAGATAGTGGATTAACATATACTGGATCTGCGGCAACAAATATATCTGGTCTTAATCATTTAGAGGGCCAAAGTGTTTCTATCCTGGCTAATGGCGCAACACATCCTAACAAAACTGTATCTTCTGGAGCTATAACTTTAGATAGAACAACAACAAAAGCACATATAGGAATAGGATTTGATTCAATATTGCAAACTATGAGGGTTGATGCTGGCGGTACTGAGGGAACGGCCCAGGGTAAAATAAAAAGAATACACGATATAACATTAAGATTATTTAGAACTGTTGGAATCCAGGTAGGTAGCTCAGAAAGTGAAATAGATAGAATACCTTTTAGAAGCTCCGCAGATGCTATGGGTTCAGCGTTATCTATGTTTAGTGGTGATAAAGAAGTAGAATTTAGAGGTGGCTTTGATAATGATGGTTTTATTGTAGTTAAACAAAACCAGCCATTACCTACAACTATACTTGCAATATTCCCAAGGCTGCAAACTTTCGATCAATGATTGTTGCAGATTACAAGCCAGAACATGGCCAAGAAATTCTTGATGGCACAATGAATAAAGGTGCGCCGCATCACATAAGTAAGTATTTAGATTTTGCAAAAAGCTTGTGTGTACCAGGTCAATCTTTTAGCGCCATCAATAATGGTCATTTAATTTGTTGTGGCGGCATAAAACAATTATGGCCAGGTGTGGCCGAGGTTTGGTTTTTATCTACTGACAAGGTTCATCACCAGGTAAGACCAATAGTAAAAATAGTTTTTAAATATTTAAATATTCTAATTGAGGAACAAAAGCTTGTTCGTATTCAATCAGCTGTAAGAGCAGATTGGCCAGAAGCACAAAGGTTTGCGCAGTTTATTGGTTTAGAAAATGAGGGCCTTATGAGAAAATATGGTCCAGATGGTAGCGATTATTTTAGGTATGCAAAGGTTTTTTAATGGGTATTGAAGCAGCAATAGCATCAACTGTAGTTTCATCAATAGTTGCAGCAAATGGAGCAAGAGCAGTAGGTAAAGCTCAGCAAGCAGCTAATAATTTTAATGCAGATATAAATGAGCGTAATGCTTTAGCTGATGAGCAAGATGCGGTCCAGTTAAAGATAGCAAGTGAACTTGATATTGCCAGGTTTCAAAAAGAATTTTCCAATCTCCAGGATGCGACAAGCCAGGCATTTAGATATAATGGTTTTTCTGCTGAGGGTGGTACGCCGTTAAAGATTGCCCTGGCTAATGCTAAACAAGCTGATGAAGAAATAGCTATAAAAAAATATAATGCAGCCGTTGGCGTTCAAGAAATAGAACAAAGTGCAGTACAAAATAGGATGCAAGCTAGTCTTAATAGATTATATGGATCTACAGCTAGGGCTTCTGGCAATATAAATGCTGGCGTAAGTTTACTAAGAGGGTTTTCCTCAGCTGCAAATATACAAGCTGGCGCTGATCTTAACCGCCAATCAATTCAAAATAATATAAATCTACAACGACAAGGCGTTCAGACGAGGTTCGGTTAATGAAAGTACCTACTTACACAAGACAAACAGCCAGAACAACTAATGCTGGTGCTGGTAGATTATCAGTACAAGCTAATCCTGGTGCTTTTGCACAAACTGCGCAAGCTGTTACCAGGCTTGGGGAAGCTGGACAAACTGCATCATTAAACGCTTTGCAGATGGCAGAACGAAAACAAACAGAAGAATTTAAGGCTGCTGAACAAAAGAAACTTGCTTTTTTTGAAGCTGAAAAAAGAAACATATATGAAAGTGAAATTGCCAGTGGTGTATTAAAATACAACCAGGGATTAAATGATGCTGCATTAAAAGCAAGAACTATGGATCCTAAGTCAAGTGATACATTTTTTATGACGCAATCTAATGTATTAAAAAAGAATTTATCAAAAGAGTTTACAAGCAATGCTGCTCGCAAAGATTTCTTAGTAAAGGCCGATACAACTTTTACTAATAAGAATATATCTGTAAGAACTACATCATCTAATAGACGTATTAATGACCAGGCGGCTATCTATTTATCAACAATAGAACAATTAAAAAACAAAGCTGTTGTTGGTAATGAAGCAGAAAAGGCAGAAGCTAGAAATGAATTATTTGGTAAAAATGGAGTTTATGCAAAACTTAGAGATTTAGGATATATGTCTGCAACTGAAACAGCTCTAAAAAGCCAGGCTGCAAAAAAGGATATTCTAAAAAATTCTATAACAGATACGTTTCAATCAATCTCCACAATAGAGGGTAAAGAAAAGTTTTTAGAAAACCTGGAGAAAAACACACCAGATGGAATAGATACCATTGAAGCCAGGGTAATAAATAGAAATCTAAGAACTGATATAAATACATTAAAAGCAATAAATAAAACACAAGCAGCTGAAGTTAAAACTGATTTAAAACACGTTAACAAAATTTTAACCAAAGGCGGTACTGTAAGTATTGAACGTATTACTGGATTGGAAAACAAAGCTAAATCAATGGGTGCAGATGGCGCTGAATTGATTGTCCTGGCAAACAATTTGAAATTAAAAAAACAAATTTTTGATGTAGCCAGGAAAACAAATCTAAATAATTTATCGTCTGAAATAACAAAGTATTCGACTGAGGGTATTCCTGGTGTTGGCGAAGCTGGTATAGATTCAATTATAGAAACAGAAATAGTAAACGATCTTAAAACTTTAGAAACAAATATGAGATCTGAACTTAAAAGGGATCCTCTTACTTTTGCTCAAAGATCTGGTAATACAAAAATAACACCTATTAATTTTGCTGATCCACAAATGAATCCTGGTGATAGATCTTTGTCTGGTAACTATGAAGTTCGTGTAGGCAAAAGAATAAATGAAGCTTTAGCTGTATCAGCTCAATATGGATCTAAAGTTAAATTTTTAAAAGATGAAGAAGCTAATAGCTTAAAAGCATTTTTTGAAGATAGCCGATCTAGTTCAGATGCAAAGCTTGCTGTTTTGAATAAAATTAATAGTGGGTTTGGTAGGCACTCCCAGGATGTATTAACTGAACTATCTCAAAAAGGCGCAGCAGAACTAGCTCATGTTGGCGGTCTTATGAAGCTTGGTTTAATTGATAATGCAAAAATTGCCATGCAAGGTTTGGATCTAAAAAACGCTGGCGTAAAAGCTCCAGAAGTTACAAATATAAATACACAAAGCGAATACAGTAATACTGTTGGCAATGCCTTATTATTTATGCCGCCAGAAGTCCAGGGCGCATCTAAGTCTGTTACAGATTTGATTTATAATAAATTAGCAACTGATGCTGGAGAACAGTTTTTTAGACCAAGTTTATATAGTAGAGCTGCAAAACTTGCCCTGGGATTACAAAATGAAAATGGTGGCGTTGATGATGTAAATGGTCATCAAACAATTCTACCAAAACAATTAAATGCAGATCAGCTTGAAACTATGATTGATAAAATAGATTTAGCAAAGTTTGCTGAGCAAGGTTTTGATATAGATAAAAAATTATTAGAAGATATTAATGGCGAAGAATATAATTTATACGCTGTTGGTAATGGTAGATATAAGTTAGCCAGGGGAACGCCTGGTGAAAATGATTTCCTAATTGCTGGTGATAAAAATGGTAACGAGATTGTTCTTGATGCCTTGCAATATTATGGCCTTACTCAATGAGTTTTTTATATACTAAAGAAGAAGAACAGCGTTCTGGTGCAAATACTGTTGCTGGTACTGTTGTAAGTAAAGGCGAAGCTAGCTTTATGGAAAACCTTAAAGCTTCATATAAATTTAGTGAATATAATAATACGTCTGTTTCTGAATCTATTGTTATGCAAGAGCAATGGCAACCATATGTCGATATTATAGAAGAAAATAGAGATAGACTTGGCATAAAAGATAATGTCGTTAATCCAGGATTTTATCTTCAAATGGGTATCTTTAATGATAGCCGTTACACAAACTATGAAAAAAGAGCTAACGAACTTTCTAAAATAATAAAAGACAATCCAGAATTATTTGGCGAGTTTGACCATGCAAAATTATTAGAAAATGGTAAGGAACAAGCCAGGTTATCTGCAAAAGAAAATCAAGAGATAACAGAAAGATCACCTAGTTTTGGTAATGTAGTAGCCAGGTTATTGGGTGAGGGTGGATCCCTGGTACAAGATCCAGTAGTTATTGGCAGTCTTATGTTTGGTAATGGCCCTGGCAAATTGTATCAACTAGCTTTGCAACAAGCTATTGTAGGAGCTGGATCAGAAGCATTAATACAAACGAATGTAAAAGACTGGTATAAAAAAACTGGCCTGGAATATACTGATGCGCAATTTTACCAGGCAATAGCTTTTGGTGCTGGCTTTGGTGCAGCATCGCCTTTTGTGTTTAGAGCTGGCGGTAAAACAATTTCATTTACAAGCGACCAGGTAAAAAAAGGAATACAAGCTTACAAGGATGCTGGTTTTTTCAAACCTAAAAGTAAAGAAAGTTTGTTAAATGAAGCAGCAGAAACTTTAGATGATGGAATAAAATCTAATCCATTAACAAGTGAAGCTGAGCATTTAAATAGATTAAGTGAAGCTGAGGTGGCTGCGGATGCAAATGACCTGGTTAAAATTAATAATGTACCAGAATCCCAGGTTATACCGCCTAAGACAGTTTATGAATCAGATAATTTAAATAATGAAGTTTTTAAATTTAATCCAGACGATTTAAAAGTAGATGCAAAAACATTCCAGTTTAAAGGTGGCGGCGATGCTGAGGGTGTTACTGATGCTCTAAGAGGTGTAAAAACCTGGGATCCTATAAAGTCTGGACAAATAGTCGTTTATGAATATGCAGATGGCAGACAGTTTATTGCAGATGGCCACCAAAGATTAGGCCTGGCAAAAAGATTAAAAGCTGAGGGCCAGGATGTAACTATCTATGGAATGAAGATAAAAGAAAAAGATGGTTTAAGTCCAGCCTATGCCAGAGTAACGGCTGCAATGAAAAACATTGCTGAGGGTACTGGAACAGCTGTTGATGCTGCAAAAGTATTAAGAGTAGATCCTGGTAAGCTTAGTGAATTACCGCCTAGATCTAACTTAGTAAAACAAGCCAGGGCAATAGTAAATCTTACTGATGAATTATTTGGTATGGTTATTAACGATGTAGTACCAGCAAAGTTTGCTGCTGCTGTTGGAAGATTAATACCAGATGATCCAGGATTACAAGAAGCTGCAATGAGGGTGCTTGCCAGGAACATACCAGAAAATGAGTTCCAGGCTGATGCTATTGTAAGACAAGTTATTGAAGCTGGTTTTAGAAAAGAAACAACTGGAAGCTTATTTGGCGATGAAGTTATGGCCGAAAGCTTTTTTGTTGAGCGAGCTAGATTATTAGATATGGCACAAAAAGCATTACGCCAGGATAAAAATGCTTTTCAAAACCTTGTAAATAATGCAGAAAGATTAGAGGCTGAGGGAAATCAGCTAGCAAAAAATGCTAACCAAGAAAGGGTATCAAGAGATGGCCAAGCGATCACGCTCATTACCACGCTTGCAAACCGAAAAGGACAACTTAGCGATGCGCTCAACGAAGCAGCAAGGGTTGCAAGAGAAAGCGGAAACTATACCAACGCTTCAAGAGGATTTGTCAACGCTGTCCGAGCTTCAATTAACCAGGGCGATTTCAACAGGATTGAGCTTGGCAATGTCAGACGCTCTTTCGATGGTGAAACGAAAGTCCGCACAAATGAGAATGAACCAAACACAAACCTCAAAGACTTTGACGAACCAGCTGGACCAGGATCCAGACAACAATCAGATCAGTTAGAACAAGATCAATTTGGTGAGTTAAGACGGCAAGAGGGTTTTCTATCAGACATAGAAGCCAGGCAAGATTTAAATACAAAGCTTGACCAGGGCATGACTGATGCTGAAATAGATAGTCATCCAGCAGTAATCAAAGCCATTGAAGATGCTGATAAAATACCAAAAACTCATCTTGATCCGAAATATTTTTCAAAAGAATGGTTTGATAATAGAGAGTTTGTTATTGACGGAATGACCTTAAAAGGATACGCTCAAGGCGTAAACTCGCTAATTGACAGAGCGAAGAAGCTAGCATACACGGATGCAAAGCTTGAAGTACCACCAGGATATAAAGTTAAAGCAGAAAAAAAAGCAGTTATATTGCTTGGTCCACCAGCTGCTGGCAAAAGTACACAAGCTAATTTAATAGCACGAAAACTAGGCGCAGCAATAATTGATGCTGATGATGCTAAAAAAGCATTACCAGAATTTCAAGGTGGCCTGGGTTCAGCTGCGGTACATGAAGAAAGTTCAGAACTTGCCGAACTTGTAGAAAAACTTATTACTGATGAGGGATCTAATATTGTTATTCCAAAAGTCGGTGGTAATGAAGCAAATATTTTAAAGGCAATAGATAGATTAAAAAATAAAGGTTACACAGTTACTTTAGGTAATATGGATGTAACGCCGCAAAATGCACTAACCAGGATGCTAAAAAGATTTATTAATACTGGTAGATTAATTGATCCACAATATGTTAGAAATATAGGAACAAAGCCAAATCAAACTTATGCAAACTTAAAACAACAAGGGAAAGCTGATGGTTACGCCGAAATCGACAACAACCAAAAAATCGGAGAAAGTCCAACAATCAGAGAAGATACAGACGGAATCTTTGAGGGGTTACAATTTCGAAGAAGCGGAGATCAAAGCCAGAGAGAGAGCGGAGAAGTTTTTGCAGACATCCCAGGGCAAAGAATTGATGGGCCAGGTCAAGAAATTGCAGAACAAACAAGCTTAGTAGATGATTTAGATTTAGAAGTTCCTACTGAATTAACTGTAGATGGCGATAGTATTGTAGCCAGAACACAAACTTTAAAACAATTAGAAGAAGAATTTGCACAAGATCAACGTATGTTGGATCGTCTTGAGGGTTGTGTTGTATGAGTTTATTAGATTGCATTACCAATGGTAATCGTGAGGGCAACCTAACTGATGACCAGGCAAGGCTTGCTTCTGATCTATATATAGGACTAGAGGTAGAATACCAGGGCAGTATGAATAGAGGTGCGGCCCAGGCAAGAGCTGCCAGGGAAACATTTGATAGTTTAAAAAAATTAGCTTCAGAAAAGAAAAGAAAAAAATTACTCCAGGTCCAGGCATTTAAACAAGTAGATAAAAATTTAAGAGAATATAGAGGTTTTGGCGATAAAGAAAATTATGCAAAAGCAGCTGAAGCTTTAATAGAGCAAGATGTATTTTCTAAGTTTTCTAGCCTGGTGCAAAGGCAGCAAGCTATAGAACAGCGAGCTACCAGTAAAATGTATGATGTACTTGCTACATTTAAAAGAAACCTGGTTGGATCAATTCGTAACAAAGCTAAACTAAAAAACATGGTGCGAGAGGTGTTTGGCGAAGATACTGGAGATCTAAGCGCAAAAGAATTTTCTAGTGCATGGAAAGCAGCTTCAGAAGATTTAAGATTACAGTTTAATAGAGCTGGTGGATCTATACCAAAAAGATCTGATTGGGGATTGCCGCAATCACATGACCAAATTGCTGTAGGCAAAGTTCGTAAAAATGAATGGGTTATGTTTACAATGAGTAGATTAGATCCAGAAAAAATGATAGATCACGAAACTGGTCTAAAGATGACTGAAGATAGACTTATGTTTGCTCTACAAGATGTATGGGAAACAATAAGCAGCGGTGGTCTAAATAAAGTAAAGCCTGGCGCTATGGCTAGTAATAGAAAAGCTTTAGCTAATAGTAGAACGGATCATAGATTTTTAGTTTTTAAAGATGCTGATTCCTGGATGGAATACCAGGAAAAGTTTGGTAACTCTAATCCATTCGACACAATGCTTGGTCATATAAGTTCTATGTCTAAAGAAATTGCGCAGATGGATGTATTCGGACCAAATCCAATAGCAACATTAGATTTTATTAAAACTAAAATTAAACAAGAAGTAAAACCTGGAGATCAAAAAGGTATTAACAAAGCTCGTAAATCAGCTGCATATATAGATACATTATATAACGGCTGGTCTGGTAGGGTTAATCAACCTATAGATGGATTTTTTGGAAATACGTTTGCTGGCATAAGATCAATTCTTACGTCTGCTCAATTAGGATCAGCAGCTATATCAGCATTAACTGATTTTAACTTTCAAAGATTAACCAGGGGATTTGTTGGTTTACCGCAAGCCAGCACAGTTACAGACGTATTAAAAATATTAAATCCTTTGAAAGCAGAAGAAAAAGGAAAGCTGGCAGTTAGATTAGGTTTGATTGCTGAGGGATGGACAACTGTTGCAGCTGCGCAGATGAGGTTTGTAGGTGATGTATCTGGTCCAGAAATAACCAGGCGTATATCAGATTTTGTTATGAGGGCAAGTTTTCTTTCTCCATTTACTCAAGCTGGCAGATGGGCCTTTGGCATGGAGTTTTTAGGTTATCTTGCAGATCAAGCGCCAAAAGCTTTTAACCAGTTAGATGAACCTATTAGAGCAAGCTTGCAGCGTTATGGTATTGGATCTGATAAATGGGATGTAATTAGAAGCACGGATTTATATGAATATGACGGCGCTACATTTTTAAGCCATGAGAATATAGCAGCAAGAACTGATATTGATAGTAATACTGCCAGGGATTTATCTCTTAGAGTTTTGGAGATGATTAATACTGAAACGAACTTTGCAGTTCCATCATCAAGTTTGCGAGGTAAAGTAGCGTTAATAGGTAATAGTAATCCAGGTACAATAGCTGGTGAATTATCCAGGTCTTTTGCCATGTATAAAAACTTTGGAACAACATTAGTAAATACACATTTAATAAGAGGGATTGCTGAGAAAGGCGTAAAAAGAAAAGGCGCTTACCTGGCTGATTTTATGATTACTGGAACAGTCATGGGTGCTTTAGCTTTACAAATGAAAGAGATTTCAAAAGGTAGAGATCCAAGGCCTATGACAAGCTCTGGTTTTTGGGGAGCTGCTTTTATGCAAAGTGGTGGCCTGGGTATTTATGGTGATTTTTTGATGTCGGATCATAATAGATTTGGCGGCGGTCTAGCACAAACAATAGCTGGTCCAGTAGTTGGCCTAGGTGAAGATGTTCTTAAATTAACAATGGGTAATGTACAGCAAGCGATAGAGGGTGAAGATACGAACTTTGCCGCTGATATGGTTAAGTTTGCTGGTCGATATACACCAGGTAGTTCTCTTTGGTATTCCAGGCTGGCATTAGAGAGAAATATTTTAAATCAATTACAACAATATGCGGATCCAAAAGCCGCAAGAAAATTTAGAAATATAGAAAGAAAGTATGTGAGAGAATACAACCAAAGTTATTGGTGGCGGCCTGGTGATGCAAGTCCAGATAGATCACCAGAATTTTCTAATATATTTGAGGAAACAAGATGACAGTATCAACAACCACAATAAAAAATAGTTATAGCGGTAATGGCACATTACATAGTTTTGCTTATGGTTTTAAGATATTTGCAGATGCAGATTTAGATGTAATCATACGAAGCTCGACTGGTACTGAAACAGTTAAAACTTTAAATACACATTACATTGTTACTAATGCTGGTAATGATAGTGGCGGTAATGTTTTATTTAAATTTAATACTGGCACATCGTCAGATGCACATTTTAGTTCAAGTGATTTTAGACCAGCAAGCGGTGAAACTGTACTTATAAGAAGATCCCTTGGCCTTACACAAAGCACGGACTATGTAGCTAATGATCCATTTCCAGCTGAGGACCATGAAACAGCGCTTGATAGATTGACATTTATAAGCCAGGAGATCCAAGAGGAATTAGATAGATCAATTAAAATATCTCGTACTAACACAATGACAAGTACGGAGTTTACTACTTCAGCTACCGATAGAGCTAATAAAGTTCTATCATTTAATGGATCTGGTGAGTTAGCGGTTACTCAAGAACTTGGAACTTTTAAAGGTAACAGCGCAACAACAACCAACGCTGCTTATGTTGTAAGAGATATAGTCAAATCCACAACTACAGCTCAACTTAATAATATTTATATATGTATACAAGCTAGCCCAAGTGGAACAGAATTAACCAATACAAGTTATTGGACATTAATCGTAGATGCCGTATCAGCAGCGGCTTCTGCAGCGACTGCAACAACCAAAGCTAGTGAAGCTTCAACAAGTGCTAGTACAGCAACTACAAAAGCCAGTGAAGCTGCAACAAGCGCATCTAATGCCGCAACAACGCTTACAACATTTCAAAGACAATATCACGGAGCAGCTAGTTCTGATCCATCATCAAATTTAGATGCTGGAGATTTGTACTTTAAGACAGATGGTTCTGGTCTAAAGGTTTATAATGGATCTGCCTGGGAAGATATAAAGCCAACAAGCTCAGAACAAACAAATATTAATACTGTTGCTGGTGCAAACTCTAATATTTCTGCCTTGGCTGCAAGTGCTGTGATTACAGACATGGGTTTATTGGCTACAGATGCGGTGATTGCAGATATGGCGCAGCTCGCAAATTCTACAATAATTGATGACCTGGCAATATTAGCAAATTCCACAATCACAGATGACATGGCAATTTTAGCTACAAGTGCCAATGTAACCGCAATGGGATTATTGGGTACAAGTGCAAATGTAACAGCTCAAGGCTTACTTGGAACTTCAGCCAATGTTACTGCCATGGGTTTACTTGGCACATCTACTGTTATTGAGGACATGGGATTACTTGGTGTTGCTAGTGTGATTGAGGATATGGGAATACTTGGTACAAGTGCAAATGTTACAGCAATGTCAAATGTTAGTGGAGCAATAGCTAACGTCAATACTGTGGCTTCTAACGTATCTGGAGTTAATAGTTTTGCAGAACGATATAGAGTGCAATCTGGAGTGCCTAGTTCTGATAATGACGTAGGCGATTTGGTATTTGATACAGCTGCAAATACACTCAAAGTTTTTGGATCAAGTGGTTTTCAAAATGCTGGATCTTCAGTCAATGGTACTTCAGCCAGGTTTCATTATGATATAGGTAGTGCAGTAACAAGTGTAACTGGTAGTGATGCTAATGGTAATACACTAGCATATGATGCTGGGTTTATTGACGTATATGTCAATGGTGTTCGTATGTCTACAGCAGACGTTACTGTTACAAGTGGAGATACAGTTACTTTTGAAAGTGGTGCTTTGGCTGATGGTGACGAAGTAGACATAGTGGCATTTGGTACGTTTGCAGTGGCAAACATTGTATCTACTGGTGCATTAAACTCAGGATCAATCACGAGTGGATTTGGTAACATTGATACTGGCTCATCTACGATTACAACTACTGGTGCTATTACTGGTGGCACATTAACTGGTACATTACAGACTGCATCACAAACAAACATAACTGCTGTTGGTACACTTACGTCTTTTAGATCAACTGGCATAGACGATAATGCTGATGCAACTGC